GTGAAGGTCATCTAACGGAAAAATATATTGACGAGAAGGTAAAACATATTGACTGTCCTTCTTGTGAATGTATAGCTCTCCGTATTATTTCTAGTCCGCGTATCTCGTTGGAAGGTATCACAGGAGACTTTCCAACAGCAGCAGATGCTTGGGCAAAGAAACATGAGGAGGCTACAAGAGTTGCCTATAAGCGCAGAGAGGGTTAGCGTCAGGTAACATTTTTTAATTCCTAAAATCACAAGCGTGACAGGAGATAGCATGGCGAAATTTGAAGATCCGTTTGAAGAAGCATTCAATATGGAGCAAGAAGAAGAGGAACAGAAACCTGAAGAGCAAGTTGAAGAACCTGCTGTAGAGGAACAACCTGAACCAGAAATACCGGACAAGTATCGTAACAAGTCTATTCACGACATTGTTAAGATGCACCAAGAAGCTGAAAAGCTCATCGGTAAACAAGCTCAAGAAGTTGGTGAAGTTAGAAGACTAACTGATGAATTGCTTAAACGGGAACTCTCTCAAAAACAAGCTAATCAACCCCAAGAAGATGAGGTCGATCTAAACGATAAATATTTAGAAGACCCAGTAGGTACGCTAAATAAAGCTGTAGATAATCATCCTGCTATTAAAGAAGCAAAAGCGCAAGCCTTTGCTTATAAGCAACAGCAGGTTGAACAGAAACTTAGAAAAGAGTTTTCTAATTTTGATGACGTAATCCAAGATACACAGTTCTTTGAGTGGATTAAAGTTTCACCAATAAGAACTAGGTTGTTTACAGAAGCTCATTCTCAATATGATTATGATTCTGCTGCTGAATTAATTTCAACATGGAATCTTATGAATAGAGATAAGCAAGTAAAACAATCTGATATGGTTGTTGATTCTAAAAAAGAAACCGCTAAGAATCTTAAAGCTGCTACAGTAGATACTGGCTCACCTGCTCCAAGTTCTAAAAAGAGTTATCGTAGGACTGATCTTATTAATTTACGTTTACGTGATCCAGATCGCTACTATGCGATGCAAGATGAGATAATGTCTGCATACGCAGAAGGGCGTGTCAAATAACCGAAAGGAAATAAAAAATGGCACTTGGTACTAATCACGTTACCCTTACTACTGCGGATAAATTTATCCCAGAAATTTGGAGTGACGAAATCATTGCAGCTTACAAGCAAAGTCTTGTTGCTGCTAATCTCTTTTCTAAAATGTCTTTCAAAGGTAAGAAAGGCGATACGCTTCACATTCCGAAGCCGACTCGTGGTTCTGCTTCTGTAAAGGCTGCTTCTACTCAAGTTACACTAATTGCTGCAACTGAGTCAGAGCAACAAGTTCTTATCAACAAACACTATGAGTATTCACGTTTGATCGAGGATATCGTAGAGACTCAAGCACTTGCTTCACTACGTAAGTTCTACACGGACGATGCTGGTTACGCTCTTGCTAAACAAGTTGATACAGATCTTATTAGGCTTGGTCGTGGTGTTAATGGTGGTGTTGTCGGTACTTCTGACTACGCTACTTCTGCTGCTTCAACCAACGCTTTCATTGGTTCAACTGGTGCAACGGTATACAACTCATCAACTTCAAACGCTGCTGCGCTTGGTGATGGTGGTATCCGTAGATCAATCCAGAGACTTGACGATGCAGACGTTCCTATGACGGATCGTTTCCTTGTCATTCCTCCAACAACTCGTAACACTTTGATGGGTCTTGCTAGATTCACAGAGCAAGCATTTGTTGGTGATGTAAGCAATGGTAACACCATCCGCAATGGTCAGGTAGGTGACGTATATGGCGTTAAAGTCTATGTGTCTACCAATGCTGATACTGCTGCTGGTAACTCTACAACTGACCGTATCTGCTTGCTTGCTCATAAAGACGCTTTCGTTCTTGCTGAGCAAATGGGTGTACGTTCACAAGCTCAGTACAAGCAAGAGTACCTCGGTACGCTATTCACCTCAGATATGCTTTACGGTGTAGCTGAGTTGCGTGATAGCTCTGCTGTTGCTCTAGCTGTTCCAGCCTAATTACTAGGCTAATGTAATACCTCCCCAGGCTTAACGGTCTGGGGAGTTTCCTTAGGAGAAGAAACAAATGTGGTTTAAACCTGAATACACTGAAGTACGTTTTGGTTTTGAAGTGACAATGTATATTGCAACTAGGTAAGGAACTAAAATGGCTATATGGAGAGGTGCCGGAGGATCGGGCGATGCAACCACTGATGCTGCTAATGAAGCCAGTGTAGCGTCTACCAAAGCTGCTGAAGCTGCTGCGTCTGCTACTGCTGCTGCAGGGTCAGCTACATCGGCTGCTAACTCAGCAACCAATGCTGCTAACTCAGCAACTGCTGCTGCAACGTCTGCTAGTAATGCTTCTAGCTCTGCTACATCTGCATCGTCTTCTGCCACTTCTGCTTCTACATCGGCTACTAACGCATCTACATCTGCAAGCTCTGCTGCATCGTCAGCAAGCTCTGCATCTACTTCAGCTACTGCTGCAGCAAGTTCTGCTAGCTCTGCTGCTACATCAGCCACTGCTGCTCAAACAGCACAGACAGGTGCTGAGACTGCAGAGACCAACGCTGAGACAGCACAGACTGCTGCTGAAGCTGCAAGGGACGCTGCTCTAGCTGCTCTTGATAACTTTGATGATAGATACTTAGGTGAGAAAGCTAGCGATCCAACACTTGACAATGATGGTGATGCGTTAGTTGCTGGTGCATTATATTTTAATACCACCTCAAACATAATGAAAGTCTACACAGGCTCTGCTTGGGTAGCTGCTTATGTTTCTGGTAACTTTAATCTTGATGACGTTGTTGACGTAACTATTACGTCTGTAGCTGATAATGAAGTATTGGCTTATGATAGTACATCAAGCAAATGGATTAATCAAACTGCTGCTGAAGCAGGACTAGTAGCAACTAGTGATATTGGTTCAACAGTACAAGCCTACTCTTCTGTTTTACAAAACACTACAGCTTCCTATACCACTGCTGAAGAAACTAAGTTAGCTGGTATTGAGACTGCTGCTGACGTAACAGATGCTACCAACGTAGCTGCTGCTGGTGCAGTAATGGATACAGACTTCTCGACCAATGGGTTGATGAAGCGTACTGGTGCTGGCACATACACGATTGTTACTGACAACTCTAGTGAATGGGATACTGCTTACTCATGGGGCAATCATGCTTCTGCTGGTTATCTAACTAGCTACACTGAGACAGATCCTGTCTACACAGCATCAAGCTGGTACACAACAACAAACAATTCTACTAACTGGGATACAGCATATGGTTGGGGAGATCACTCAACTGCTGGTTATGTAACTTCAGCAGATCCTGCTGGTACTGCTGTAGCAATGGCAATCGCACTGGGATAAGACATGGCAAATACATTTAAGAATTATGCAGCAACTGCGGTTGGGACTTCTGCAGCTACGATATTAACTGGTCCGGGATCTACACAGACTACTGTAATTGGTATTACGGTAGCTAACATATTGACCTCTGGACCTATCACAGTGGACGTATACGCTACGATAGGCGGTACAGACTACTACATAGTCAAGAATGCTGTGATCCCTGTAGGTGGCTCTCTCGTGCCTGTAGGGGGCGATCAGAAACTGGTGCTAGAAGCTACGGACGTATTGAAGGTAGTATCAGATACAGCAAGTTCTGCTGACGTGATTGCTTCTGTGTTGGAGATTACATAATGGCTTACATAGGTTCACCTGCTGCACCTACTATTGCTACAGTTAGTGATGACACTATTACGTCAGCTAAGATTGCTGACGGTGCAGTAACGCCTAGTGATTTAAGTACAGGTCATCCTAACTGGGATAGCTCTGGTAACGTTGGTATTGGTACTAGTAGTCCTGCTGCTCAATTACAAGTATTTGCACAAGATAGTGCTGCGGGTAAAGCAATACGAGCAGCGTACGATGGAACTTACTATTCAGATTTTACGGAATCAGGAATCCATTGTTATAACAATTTATTTACCATTGATACAAAACAGGCTCAAGCTCTTGTGTTTGGAACAAATGCCACAGAACGTATGCGTATCGACAGTTCTGGTAATGTGTTGGTCGGTACTACATCAACTTATGTTTACGGTAGTGCCGCTTCAGGTTCTGCTGATGGATGGGTTTTAGCACAAAACGGTGGTGGAAACGTTGGGATGAGTTCCGATATTACTTGGAATAAATATTCAACTGGTGCTGTTTTTGGCTTTAGATACGATGGAACTCAAGTTGGTAATATTTCTATTTCAACAACAAACACTTCTTACAACACCTCATCCGACTACCGTCTAAAAGAAAACGTAATAGAAGTTACAGATGGAATTAGTCGAGTTAAGTTGCTCAAACCATCTAGGTTTAACTTCATTGTAGATCCTGACAAAACAGTTGATGGATTTTTAGCACATGAAGTAGCTGACGTAGTACCAGAAGCAATTACTGGAACTAAAGATGCAATGCGTACTGA